GTACTGCACAATCGGGTTTTTTCGATAGTCGTCGAGCTGCGCGCCCATCGGCATGACGCGGTCACCGATGCGGTCTGGCGTAGGCGTGGTAATCCGGACCTTGCCGCCGTCCTCACGGTGTTCGAGCAATTCAAGGTCAAACTGCTTGACGATGGACGTAGACGCCTTGACGGATTGCTGTTGCTCGCCCTCGTTGCTCTCGATCGCGCCGATCTGCGCGCCAGCCTCGTCTTCTGTTGCATGACAGCCGAGCGTGTCGCCGGTGGGTGCACCATCGGCATCTTGTCGATAGACACAGAACGGCTTGTCCGCAGGGCCGTCCTCGTTAATCGTGTACGGCATTGTCAACCTCCCTCGCCGGCGGGTCTGGCAGTGGCTGCCAGTGCGACACGTTGATGGCGCGCCCATCGTACAGCCAGATTCCACCGCCGGCCCAGTTCGCGCAAATCACGACGCCGGCGACGCACACGAGGTACTGCCCAATGCCCGGCGGCCACTTCCTGGACGCGTCAACCCAATTCGTCAAACGCATATCATCACAACTCCTTTATCACTGGATACAACGCACACCGGCAATTGCAAATATTTCCAGGGCTCCCGTTGGGGTCGCCAGGAAAGCGCAACTTCTCGCCGCTCAAATCAAACATGTCACGCAGGCCAACCTCTTGACCATGTTGCGCGACGTGATCGAACTCGCTGTCTGGCGGCGTGCGGGTGCGGTCGTCAAGCGCGCTCATCCAGCCCTTGCCATCCGCGCCCTCAGCGTCATATCCTTCGAGCGCGCCAAAGTTGTAGCTCTTGACGATCTCGGTACGTACAATACACTCAGCGCGCCCGACCGTGAATCCGTCGTACAACGCGCCAATCGCGTCGGCGGCCTGAGTCACGGACCAGCCTTCCGTGGCTGCCTGGGTGATGATCCGCTCGATCTCTGATTGTGTCCAGTCTGTGACCTCATCCGTGAAGTCCCACAACATGCGTTGAATCGCGTCGATGATGCCTGGCATGATGAGCGTCCAATCGATTGACTGCTTGCGCAGCACGTGCGTTGTCAGCGCTTTAGTCTGGTCCGCGCCGTGCTCATACCCTGCACGCACGTTGTCGATGTAGAACGCTCGTAGTTCGTTCACCCAACGCTTGCGCCAGTCCTTCTTGTCATATCCGCCCTGGCCGCCGCCGCGCACATTAGCCAGTACGTCGTCGCGCTCTTTCTGAAACAATTTCTTGACCAGTCGCACCATGCCGCGCTCGCGTGATTCCGTGCCGCGCTTGAACATCAGCCAGTGTGCAGCGTGCACGTCACTGCCATAGTCACGAATCGTGAGCGCCTTAGTCACAGCCTTGACGGGCGGCATTGGTTCTGACTGCGCGCCGGCCGGTAACAAGTTCATCGGCAAGTACCCCATCTTCGTGCCGGGTAAATTATCACTGAGACCGAGTCCGAGCAGCTTGTTTGCTTCTTGCAGTGGCGTGCCCATGGCCCAGAGTTTGACGGCCTGATCGATCAACGCTGCGCGGTCAGGCTGCAATGCCTGGACCTGACTGGTGTCAGTTGCCACGCGTAGCCGCTCGTCAAGCGCACCCACACGGTGGAAATACTCTGTCAATGTCGTGTCACGCTTTTGCAGAAGCGGTAGCAATGTCAGCCGCCAGAATACCTGTTCGCTGAAACGAAAGTTCTCATACGTGTCTCTGCCCCACCCCATGATTTCGTCAGGCACACCGAAGATGGCCCCGATTTCCTCGCGCGCGTTTTGGCGTTGTGCCAGCCACTCGGTGTCTTTGGGCGGCCAGTTGAGCGGCTTGATGTCGCCGCCTTCAAGCACCAGCGGCTTGTGCGCGTTCTCCAGGCCGCCGTACTCACGCTCTAAAAACGCTTCCATTTCGCGACGCTCTGATGACGTCAGGGCCTGTGGCGATATGACGACGTAGTCTGGCCGTGCGCCCTGCCGGAACAGTTTCAGTCCCCATGCCTGCGCGTATTCGTCAAGTAAAATGCCTTGACGCGCAGCGGCTATGACTGACAGCCCGCGCCACTGGTTGGCCGGGTTGTAAAACTTGGCATGTATGAACTCTTCCGGCGGCAAGGTGTATGCTTCCGCTTGATGATCGTCAATGCGATAGCCGTTGACGACGCCATATCGACGCGCACCGCCCTGCGGCACAATCACGTCAAAGTCCGGTGCGCTGCGTATCCACATCTCGCCCAGTGTGGCAGCTCGCGATCTGACAACCTCTATGCCGACCTCTCCTTGCAACAACAGCCCGATAAACCACTGCTGCCAGAACTCTGAACTGGGCACCGTTGCATTAGGGGCACATAGTAAGGCTGCCAACACGTGCGCTGTCTGCACCTCCGCGCTTTCCGGGTTGACAATTTCAACTGGTAGAGTACAAAGCGTGTCTGCAATGCTTTTCACGGCACGATGTACCCAGACGTTGCTACTGTAGTGCCGCGTGAATGCAGCCACGTCGTATGGCAACGCGCCTTCGGACTTGCCTGAAAGGACGTGTTCACGCGTGAGCAATTCGGGGTGCAACTCATACAGTCCCTTGCCAAGCAGCCGCATTCCGAGTCGTTGCAGTGCGTTCATTGCACCCTCAGATAGCAATAGTAGCGCAACGCGTCCGCTGCATGGTCGCCGCCAGACGCTGGATTCTCGTGCAGTTGGTGCTTGCCCTCAGGGTAGACGTACAATTCCGTTAGTTCTTGAATCAGGTTACGGCAGCGCGAATGCACCTGAAGCACACGCCGCCCGTGTGAATCACAAATTAGGTTGCGCACCACGTCAATGCCCTGCACGATCTTGTGCACTGCGAAGCGCGTCGGGATGTCAGACATGCGAAAACGCGTCTGGAGTTCCTTCGCCTCAGGCGAGCCGACTGCCAACTCTGGTCTTGGGAGACCTCGTTCGACGCAGCGCGCGATCACGTCGCTCACGCTCTGCTCTGCCAGGGTCTGTCGTTGGTAGAGTTCGTCGAACACCAGCACGCGCGTCGGAGTGCGCTGAATGAGCAGAATCGCGCGGGGGTCGATGTAGCCGTCGTCAAATCCGATTTCGATAGGCAGCGTGGGGTCGGGTTCGTCCGTGGTGATGTTGGCAGCGTCGAACTGGTCATACACCAATCCCTCAACACCCGCGTACCAATCTCCCAACTCCCAGGCTTTGCGCAGCGCTTCGGGCAGGGCGTGCAAGTCCTCCCGGTATGCGTTGCTGAGGTACGGATTATCGCTAGGCAGGCCGGGCACGAACGCGAACTCTGGCGCGAGACGTCGCAAATAGTCCGGGAACTGGCGTTCGACCCACAACGAGCGTACCCACTGCGCCCCGAGTCCGTTGGGGTTCGTAGCTGCGACGAACTGAGGCCGGTCGACGCCTGTCCAGCGCAGCGAGCCACGCAGCGCGTTGAACGTATTCTCTGGGTTCTTCGTCAATTCGTCTACCGCGATTATGGCAAACTCCGATGACTGGTATTTGCTTGCGTCGTCGAGATTGCGCAAGCACAGCACCCCACCACCGTACCGCTCACGGATCTGAAATTCAGACGCGCTTATCGCGTACTCGCCCAGCCATGCCGGGAACTCGCGACGCAGCTTTTCAATTTGGCGATCCCGCAGCGAAGGGTAGTCCTCGCATGCGAGCATCGCCCGGACGTTGCGCAGTCCCTGGGCCCAAAAGCGCAACAAACCCCGAAGCACGTACCAGCGCAGCCAGTACGACTTGCCTGGGCCACGTGCTCCGCCGAAAAGTGTGTAGCGGTGGCTATCCGCTATCGCTGTCGCTTCCCTCTGCTTCGCTGTCCATTGCTGGTCGATGCTCCAGCGCCCAGTTTTCATAGTCCACAATCTCGATTGCTACAGGTTCGCCCTCAGGCCCAGAGTGCTCGATTCTATCAGGCACCTTGCCTTGCATCCAATTAGAAAGCCACTCGCGTGCTTTCGTGTCGCCGTTTCGAGCCTGGTCAAGCGCTTTCGCTACTACCTGCTGCCAGTCGTCAGCACTGACCGACGACCGCAAAATCCCAATGAACTTCTCCTCGAAAGCGCGCTTGTGTCGGCCTGGATGTTTTCGCTTTGCTTGTTCGTGATTTCCCTTTTGAAATGGCATGTTTTCGTATGTTCTAAAACGCAAAAGCCGACTTGCCGGCACGCCTCTTGCGTCTCGCGCAGAAATGTTAATCTAGCTCGCATACATTATAATCCTCCAGTTGCGCATTGTCAAGCCGCGACAACTTCACCTATTATAAAACTGTAACCAAAGTGTTACCATTTTAGGCAAGTTTTGTAACTATTCTCAGTAAAAATGTGATATACTGTATTTGTAAACGAGACAGCGAGGACGCGGCGGGGTGAGAGGCCTGCCAAAAGATCGAGGTGCATGATGTACGTCAAAGTGGATTCTTACTGGCAGAACAGCCCCGACTACTTTGTTGGGCCGATGACCAAGGCAGAGGCGCAGCAGATGATCGCTGAGGCGCGAGCCGCCACGGGTTCGCTGGTAGCACTGAGTAGTGAGTTGTCAAGTGATGTGCGCAATGGCATTCGCGTTTGCCTGGTCACAAACAAGACGGCCAAGCGCCGCATCAATCTGACCGGCGAGGGACTGTACAACATCCTGGAAAGCATCCCGCTGAACACTTCAGAACTAAACGGGATGAGCGATATCGCAAACGACGCTTTCTAGCTATCCAAGAGCCCGCCCGCGTACCAGGCCCGCGGGCAAAACATCATGAAGAGGAGGTGCTGAAATGAAGCGCGAAATCAGTAACACAGAGGCGGCGCGCATTGTAGATGAGTACAACGCGAAACATCGCACACCGGCAGAGATCGCTATCGAACGATCTGCGCAAGAACTACCAGACTGCGCTTGCGGCTGGAGTGGAAAGGGCACTGGCCCCGGCGGGTGTTTCGTCAAGGGCGACCGTTGCCCGAACTGTGGTGAGAGCCTGTTCTAGTACGAATCCCCGCACAGCGCACCGGTGCAACTCCGGCACGGGGACTGCGTAACACGGACGCGCGGGAACGCGCTACAGCGGCGAGAGCCGCGGAAGGAGTGTGAAATGGACAAGGACAAGACAATCACGACCACGATCGTGCTGCCGCGTGACGTGCACGCGACGGCAAAGGCGTTGGCGGCGTACAATCACGTCTCTCTGACAGAGTTCGTAGAACTGGCGCTGTGCTTTTACATCCAGGAGCGGCCTGCAAGACCACCGACGTTACCGCGCGTAGGCGCGGAGAAGGAGTGCACGAATGAATGACATCTATGACATTGCCATGAGGGAACAAACATCGAGATTCCACGGACAGGTCACCGTGGAAGCATTCAAAGTCGCCCTGAAAAAAGGCGAGAAACGCCAAGTGTACGATCCGAACGTACATAAGAATGATGGGTGGTCACAAGCAACCGCTGTTTCGCTGCACATCACACCACTCGATCCGGCGCGCAAGTTCATCGACCGCGAGACCGTCACCTTCGGGGCAGAATGGAGCAAAGTCATTCGCCCCTCAATCGAGGCGCTCAAGCCCAAGATCGCAGCCATCAGAGGCAAGCAGCCCGACGAGATCAACCCGTTGCGTGAATTGAGCGAGCTCTGGGTAGCGGGCGAGTTCGTGCCCCGACCCGACAACAAGCCGGGCCAGACCTGGACAACGATCAAGTTCCTGGACGTGTTCGCTACCGAGGTCGAGTGCGCTGCGCACGCCCAAGCAGCGGGTGACAAGCCTGCCGTGAGCATCGAGGATGCAGACGCGACGCCCGCGCCACAGGCAGCGGATCCTCAGCGCGCCGCCCTGGCCGCGTTCCTGCCCGCACTCTGGGCGCAGGCAGGCAAAGACCGCGTGGCGTTCGAGGCACTGCTCAAGGCCAATCCCGTGCTCGCAGGCTTCACGATGGACAGCCCCGAGGTCAAGGCGGTGATGCTATGAGTGACGAACTACTCGAACTCTACGCTGATCAGCACGAGCTCACGGGCCACGACGCAGAGCGGGAAGCTTCCGACCGCGACGAGGATGCGGCAGAAGCACTACGCTTTGATTGCGAATCTCTACCAAGAGGCAGCGCACGCATCATTATCTACTGCTACCCGCCCGCCGAGGTGTTTGCGTGATCACGGCCATCGTGATCGACAGCCGTGAACCTGACGACGTAAGGGGCCTGCGCTTTGGCCAGGCCCCCACCACGGTGCAGGCGCTACCTTGCGGTGACGCCATGATTGCTACCGAGAACGCGATGCTACTCGTGGAGCGCAAGACGCTCAGCGACTTACTAGGCAGCATTGCCGATGGGCGACTGCTCACGCAAGCCGCCGAGATGGGCAAGGCATCGCAGTGGTGCTATCTGGTCGTAGTCGGAATGCCCCAAGTCATAGGCGGCAAAATGGTCATGGCTGGTCATATGACCGAATGGCAATGGCAGAGCGTTCAAGGCGCATTGCTGACAGTCCAGGAGTTAGGCGTAGAAGTGGTATGGTGCGAAAACTATCACGACACGCTCGAATGGCTCGCTGGACGCAATCGTGGCCCCGTGCGCACTGAGCGCAAGCGTGATGCAATCATGGCCAGCCCCGGCGAGCTTGTGCTGATGGCGCTGCCAGGCGTCTCGGAAGTGCGCGCGGCCGCCTTGATGCAACATTGCGGCAACGCTGCGACCGCGCTGGCCTATCTGACCCAAGACAGCGACCACAAAGTGCCAGGAGTCGGACCCGCAACGATGCAGGCCGCCCGCGCCGCTCTCGGCATCCCTGATGGGATGCAACTCGAACTATTTGTGAAGGAGGAGAAGTGAACGAGTCAACAACGATGCAAACTGTCCAGGTGATCCAGTCCCTTGCCCCGATTGTTGCCGCTTCGCGCATGTTCGGCGTCACGCAGGAACAGGCCGCCGTGGTGATGCTCAAAGGCCATGAACTCGGGCTCGGACTTGCAACAGCCTTCGAGTTCATTCATATGATCGACGGCAAACCGTCCATCTCGCCCAAGTGCTTGATGGCGCTGATCCACCGTTCCAGAGACGTAGAGGTCAAGGTCACGCGCTTGCCTGAGGATAGAGGCAAGCCGTTGATTGGCTATGAATGCTGGATGAAACGCAAGAGTTCGGGATTCGAGTACACGGCGCGTTTCACGCTGGCAGATGCCAAGCGTGCCCTGCTCACCGAGGGTTCGCCAACTAGCAACGGCAAACGCGGCTATGGCAACTGGGAAAAGTACCCTGAGAACATGCCAATGTGGCGCGCCATCGGCTTTGCCGCCGACGTGGTTTGTCCCGACCTCGGGGGCGGCATGTATCGACCCGAGGAACTTGGCGCGATTGTCAACGAAGATGGAGAACCCGTGATCGAGGGGCAAGTCACCATTATGCCTCCACCCACAAACACCGCCACAACGGAGCCCACACCCGCCGCAATTTCGCTGCAACTGCTCACAGAGAAGTACGGAGCCCAGACCGTCTTGGCGGCCAACGACAACAAGATTCCGCAGACCGAGGCCGAGCTCATAGCTGTCGCCGAGAAACTTGCGACGCAGGGGGCAGCCAATGCCAATGTTTCAGCCTGAACATCTCAGCCCGTCAGCTATCTCGCTCTACTTGGCGTGTGCGCGCGCGTACCGCTACCGCTACGTTGACAAGCTACGCACTCCAACAGCAGCCAACTTGCTCTTTGGCAGTGCGTACCACACGCTCGTGGAATCGTACATCGGCGCACGCGCGGCCGGAATGCCGACAAAGCCGCTGCCCGAGCTGTGGCACGAAACGTGGGCCGCTCAGTGTGAGAGGGAGCACGAAATCGCCTGGGGTGATAGCAGCTCCGACGAGATGATCGAGCAAGGCGAGCACATGCTCACGTCGCCGATCGAGGTCACAACGGCGGGCCCCACGCGCAAATTCCAGACTGTAGCCGCATTTCTAGACACCATCGTGCCCTGGACATTTGACGGACGCCACGCTATCGAACTCAAAGTGCAACTCAACGTGCCAGGCGTGCCCGTTCCTACCATCGGCTACATAGACTGCATCACAAGCGACGGCATGCCCTGCGACTTCAAAACGGCGGCGCGCGTCTGGCCAGCCGACAAAGCCGACAACGAGCTGCAGCCAGGAATCTACCTAGCCGCCCTCGCGCAAGCCGGAACGCTTCTCAGTGACACGTTCCGCTATTGCATATTCACGAAGGCTAAAGCGCCGAAAGTCCAGGTCATCACCACGAAGCGCACCCCGACCGACACGATGTGGCTCTATGGCTTGATCCAGGACGTGTGGCGCTCCATCGTGGCGGGCGCATTCCCGCCAAACGGATCGGGAAGTTGGAAGTGCACGCCAGAGTATTGCGAGCATTACGCGCATTGCAGGAACTGAGGAAAAATTATGAGCAGTGTCAAGAACCTGCCCGGCACATTTCATTGTTGGTCGCGCTTCGGGGTTGCGGTCAGTATCGGATTGTATCATGCTCGCTACCAAGTCGCGCCACAGATCGTCGCGGTCAACACGGACCACGTGTTGGACAATAGTGATGTCGCGACGCTGAACATGCACAAGGTGCGCCTAGTGCATGTCGACAGCGTTCTACCCGGCGATGTGTACGTTGGTCCGATTCCAGGGAGATAATATGTCTAGAATGCTGAAGGTTGCTGAGATTCGCGCTTCCGGGAGTGATCTGGCCCTGCTGAGCACCTATGACGCGGGGCTCGTTGCCACTATCAAGGCAGAAATCCCGGCCAGCGCACGCAAATGGGACATGCAACGCAAAGCATGGATCGTCGCGTCGCAGTGGGGCCCACAGCTTGCCCAGATTGTGCAGCGCACCCTTGGCATTGCAGTTACCTTGCCCTTGCCCACAATGGCGCAAGCAACACTCACTCGCGTGATACGCCTGGAGTATCTCGGGCAGGCCAAAGATCGTGGCGACGGATTCCTGACCGCCTACGGCTTCGACGGCTCGGACTGGGGATTTGTGTTTCCGCTGAGTGTGCTCAAGTCATGGTTCGCCGAAGATGCCAAGCCCGACGAGGCTACAACGCTCTACGCGGTGCTAGGCGTCAAGCAAGCCGCCAGCGAGTCCGATTTGCGCACAGCCTACAGACGCGCAGCCAAACAGTGGCATCCCGATGTCTGCACAGAAGCGGACGCGGGCGAGCAGTTCAAGCGCATCCAGGCAGCGTATGAGATTCTGCGCGATCCCAACAAACGCGCCAAGTACAACGCGGGGCTAGCTTTGACGCGAGCTGTACCCCGCGCTGCTGCGCCCGATGGGCCAACGTGGCGTGCACCGCTGCGTT